GCCTGCCTGACTTGCAGGGAGTCCGATTCAACACGGCCCTTGGTGAACCAAGCGACCGCTCCACCGACGATTGCTGCAACGCTCCCGACGATGGTGGTTTCTATCAGGTTCATTACTTGTTCGGCTCGCCCTTTGTTTTATCCAAGGCCATCCAACCAACTGACAACAAGGTCAATACGGAACCGATAATTTCGGTGAGCGTGGCTGCATCGATGATGCCTTTGGCGACGAGGGTTCCACCGATGAAGGTAAGAAGGTGGCGAAGTAGTGCGATGACTGCTGATTTCATAAAAGGGAGTTTAGGTGTTTCGGGTGTTTCGGGGTTGCGTTTGCGGAATAATCTCATAGTGATTTGTGTTGGTGGTAGTCCTCGGTGTATTGTTCCTCCCAACCTGCAAAGGCGTGAACTCCGCAGGGTTCGGGCCAAGTTTCGTGCTGGGTAGCATCTTCGGGAGCGTCGCCCTCCCAAAGGATGTCGTAGCACACAAGGCCGTCCAAGACCCCAAGGTCAACCGCAGCGGTCGTGCCTGTGCAGAGAGCCAGCACCTTGTCAGCGTCGGCCTGCTTGGGGAATGCGTACTTGCGGAAGGTAGCCATTAGAGAGTCGTAAGGGCTGCGAGTTCTTCGTTGGTGAGTTTTGTGGTGTAGAAGGCAGCGGAGCGAAGGTTTCCATTTGGGGTTTCGGTTTCGGTAGACGTAACCGCACCATATAAACGCACTTCGTTTAATGCGGTATCAGGCACCCTTAAATCACCAACACTGACTGTCGCAGGGGAGCCGTTGACGTATGCAGTAACGCCGCTGGCTTGCGTTCCACCTGCTGCGGTTCCACCTGTGTCGTAAGCAATAGCAATTTTATAGTAATCGCCAATGTTTAGTGTGTTTGTTAATACCACTGTCGATGTCCCTGCGTTGTTTCTGCTTTCAAATCTGATTCCAAGATTGCTTGGTGCGTTTATAGAAAAACCACGAAAACTCGCATTCCGCAAAGTAATAAATCCTGCCCGAAGTGTAGGGGGTCCTAAATACCTAAATTCCGCATAAAGCGTTCCCTGCGTCTGCCCGATGCAACCGCTGACTGCGCCTGATACGCTGATAACGTCTGCGTTGCGGGTTACCGCTGCGGTGGTTGTGGGGATGTAGGAGGTTGCGATGGAGCCGACTTCAAGTTGTGCGCCCCATACAAGTACGCCTTCGGTGTTGCCACTTGCAGCAGCGTAACTTAGCGTTGCCGATGAATTGGGAACGTAGATGCGATATTGAAATGTCCCTGAAACGCTGCCAATTGCCGTTGCCGTTGCTGAAAAACGATACCATCCACTTCCGTAATTTTCTGTTCTCATTGTTACTCCCGAAGGAGCAGAGCCGTGAATCGTTCCGCTTACAACGTTGAAGATAGCGTTTCTCGTTGCACCCCAAGCCGTTGAACTATCAAGTTGCAATACTATAAGCGGAAAGTTTGCTCCTCCATCACTTTTTGCAAAGCAACTGAATGTGTATGTCGTTCCACTCGTGATTGTTTGACTTGTTATGTCTGCAATTCCGTGAACCCCATTGGTGGTATTTGGTACAAATTTCTCCGCATTTTGTGTCCCATCGGGAGAAATCGCTACATTAGCATATCCTGAGGTTGTAAGGTTTTGAACTAAATGCGATGTAAATAAAGTTTGGCTTTGTATAAAGGCATTCGACCCACTTGCCTCCACGAGCAACGCAGGGCAGCCACCGCCAAGGGGATAATCCAACCTCGGAATCCCCGAAGCCACCGACTCAATCAACCCGCTTGCATTCACACGGGTCGCAGTCGTTGCACGGGTTACGTTGAAGTCGCCTGACGCACCAAGGACCAAACCGCCCGAAGTCGTTGCAACAGGGGTGTAGAGTTTGCCTGTTTTGAATCGTGCAGGTACTAAAATCAGCGATGGTGTCGGCATTGTTAGAAGTTGAAGATTGCAGCGAATCGGACGAACAGGCAACCATTCACGGCAGCCTCGGCAGCGGTTGCTCCGTCAGCCGTAGCCCTTGCATTGAACGCACCCCAAACCCCGGCAGCAAGTCCGCCGATGAGCATATTGGTCGGGTAGCCGTATCCGTAGCCGATTAGCATCTTACAGGAATGTGTAACCGATGACTGAACCTGCGCTTGGAGTAACGGCAGTAATCTTACCGCCATTGCGACCGCTTATCACGATGCCAGCGGAAAGGGATTTGCCCGATAAGTTGTAAGGAGTCAGGAGGTTCTCGCCACCAGTTCCGGTAAGGGTTGTAAATGTGGCAGCAGCATTGACGACTACGAAGTCGTAAACCTTACCGCTTACGGCTCCGTCAACGAACTCCATCGTACCACCTTGGCCGAGCATTTGTTGCAATATGGGTGTAGGCATTTTTTAGCGTTTAATTGTAAATGTCTTTTAGGTTGGAATTTCACAAACTGAATGACCATAGGGGATTTCAAAAGTCATCGTAGCCTGCCAGCCTGCCGTGCGGTCATCCCGGCTCTCCACGAACCTCGTAAGGTTCACGGTGGAGGATAGGGTCCAGTCCTCGCTTGGGTTGTTTGTAAGGGCTGATATGAAGTCCTGTGCTACCTGTAACTGGTCGCTTAGGACCTCATCCTCGTTATCCTGCCAACCCAACGTAGGGCTGCCCGAAACCACTCCGCCCATCGGCTTAATGGACTCAACACGGTCGCTAAAATAGACACCGACCACAAGGTCCAAAGTCCCAGCATCAGTACTTGCCGACTGAACATCCGCAAAGACCAAAGGATAGACGATGCGCTCACGGCTTGGGGTTCGCAGGTTGATGGTGTTGTCCGTGCCGATTGCAAGCGGGTCGCCCGTCCCGAACGAGTTGACCTGAGGATGAGCATTTGCAAGGTCCAAGAGAGCCTGCTTGATTTTTATCCAAGACATAGTTTTGCAGTTTCAGTATGTTTTTTTTATGCGCTCCCATCGTTAGCAGTCATTACACGCCCCAAATTGTCCGTAGGGATAGGGGTAATCCAAGTTGCTGATTCCCATCCTTCGGTTGCGGTCCAAGACCATCCCGGTTCGGTAGTTGGTAGCGTTCGGGTAGATGGTATCCAACGCAGACGGAGGCGAGTTCCACAAGGGATAGGAGTTGCGGTTCTCCATCAGGTAGCGAGTAATCCGTTCGGAGTACCACTCGGCATCGTTCTTCACTTTGTCGGTCAGCCGGGTAATCTCTTCCATGCTCATTTGGCTTGATTCCTCGCTTGTTCTGCGAACCATGCCTTTATTCATGTACTTGAACGCAAGGACCATGGGCAGTTCGTAGTAAAGCCACTGAATCATAGCCGGCTGGATGTAATCCTCCAGCAGCGTTTGGTTCAGGGCAGAGGTTGAACCGCTGACGACCTGCGTAACCAATTCCCCGTATAACGGAGAGCCAACGATGGGCTGAATCCGCATCTCCTGCACCTTGACAACCGTTGGACGGATTTGGGTGTAACTGACGTTCTCGTTGATGATGCTATTGTCCAGTAGCGTTTCTTCGCTTATGAATAGTGCCTTCATGCCTTGCTGATTTTATTGCCTTTGCGGATTACCAACTGCTGCTCCCATACATGGCGACATTGGGGGCGATTCACTCCGCTGGGTGTGTGATACCAACCGCCTCTCCTGTTCCAAACCGAGTAGCCCATGATCGCACTAATTCCGTCGATGTCCTCCCTCGTGTAAACCTTGCCCTGCCCGGCCAAGTCAAGCATAACCTTGCAGAACTCACGGCTGGATCCTTTGTCTTTGTTGCTGAACCCTGTCGCCCATGCGTATTTGTAACGGACCTCCAGTACAGGCTCTGCAACTTCCTTGACGTTCTTGGGAAGGTTCTGCTCGGCTATCTTGTCCACGGCCCGGCTGATAGGGTAGCGGTCCTTGGTAATCAAGTAGGCGACCCGCTTGGCAACCTTCGCCTTGCTAACTCCAAACTCCTTTGCCATTTCTTCAACCGATGCGTCCCGGTTCTTCTTGCGGTAAGCCTCAATCTTCTTGTCAAGTTCGACTTCTTCCTCGCCCAGTTCGGCAAAGGCCAACCGTATGTTTTCGTCAATGTTGGTGTCAAACCGCATCGGCTTGGAGTGCATGACGTGGTAGTCGTCTGCATGGCAGCCGAACTTAGAGGCAACGACCTCCAAGACCTTGAACTCTTCGTCGCCCCAGCCGTAGTCTTCGTCGTCTTCTTCGCCCCAAGTCGGCTCGCTGAACTCTTGGGACTGAACGCCCAGCATCGTGTCAATCTCTTGGGAAGATAGACCGAAGCCCGCTGATAGCATCGTCCGAGCCATTTCCAGCGTGATTTTGTCCTGCATATACTGACGCACGATACGCATCAGGTTTTGGTACTCACGGCCCGATAGTTTCTTGATGTTGTCGTTCGATGCCAAGCCTTGCGGTGCAGTAGGTTCAGGGCTGACCTCTACGGCTGCAGTTGCTCCTGCAAGACCCGAACCCTCTGCCTTTGCAGGCAAGGACACCAAGGCCCTGATTTCGTTGGCTGACATAGATTCCAAGACCTTGTTGGCAACCAACGGAGAGAGCGAATTGATAGCCGTGATAACGTCTTGAACGCTTGATTCGGTCTTGATTTCAATCGGTGGCAAGCCTGCTTTCTCACGCAGTTCTGCTGGGGTCATGGCTTGAAGGAGAGCCTGTTCGCTCAACTGCTCCGTGATGGGGTTGGTAGGAATCAACTCCATGCCTTCCACACCGTTGAAAGACCCCAAGTAGTTTATCATCCTTTCGACCTTCTGCACCCGGTCGTTGACGTAGGTGGCTTTAAACAACTCGTAAGCCTCGACTAATTCAGTCCTTCCTCCGAGTTGGCCCTCGGTTTTGACACCGAATAACGCTGGATTCGTTACACGATGGGCAATGAATATCTCTTGCTGAATGGCCTTGTTCAATATCTCGAACTGCTTGTCCATGTCGCTTGGAGTTAATGGCTCCAGCGTCGGAGCCTTGGCTGCATCATCGTTGAAGGTTACCACAAAGCGACCAGCGTTGTCGGTTCCCGAAAACTTGCGTTTAATCTGCCTCTCAATGTCCCCCTGTTCTTCGGGGGTCGGGATGCCGTTGTTGAAGTTTATCAAGTAACCGCCCCAAAAGTTGTTGCGCAGGTTGTTGTTGTGGAAGTTCGCCACTTGCACGTCTGCCTCAATCCAAGCATTGCCTCCGATGTATTCGGGGAGCGGGTAGTGCTTCACGCCAGCAGCGTACACACGATAGTAGAACAACTGCTTTCCGAGGCGATTCTCCGGGTCGAATGCCGGGATTTTCTCGATGTCCCCGACCTTCGGGAACAACTGCATCATGTCATCGTTGTACCAGTCGGCCACCTGAAACATCTTTTCTTCCTTGTCCACCCGGATTTTCTCGAACGGGATGTGTTCCATTTTGGCAATCGTTCCCAACTTGGACCAAGTAACCGCAACCGCAAAGCCGTTGAAGATTTCCAAGTCAAGGACCAGTTTCTCCGTGATATCGTTGAGGTCCTCCGTGCTGGAAAGTCCGTCAAAGAACTTGATGAATCGGGCTTGTTGTTCTACAGTCAAGTCATCCCCTGCCTGCCAGCCTCCGCCCATGATGTAGTTTACTTTCCCATTCACGATGGCGTTGTGCTTGGACGACCTGCGATAGTTGTCAAGCAGGTAGTAGGGGTATTCGTTCGCAAAGCCGTAGGTGATGTACTTGCCGGAACGATTCTCCAACATCACGGGGACCTTATGCTCTATCCCAAGCCATTGGGTGAAGTGCTGCGTTGACTTGCTCATAGGGTGTGAACTGTGAATGAAAGGGCTGAAATTGCAATACTTCCACCGCTATCGATTGCGTTGACGTAGATGGTAAACTCATCGTTGACCGCACCCGTAACGTAAGCCTCCGTATAAATCGCATGGCCGTTCGTGTGAGCCGTTGTGATGTCAGTCATTGACTGGTCAATCGTTGTTCCGTTCTTGGCGATGTAAACCTTGACTTGGTGGTTGTTGCCCTGCGCAAAGACCATGGATGCAGCAATGCGAAGGGCTGCGCCCGTTGTGCCTGTGTAGGTGATGGCGGTGGTGGTCCTTGTGAAATTGTAGGTTGACAATAAACCGCTTTTGAGCGGGGTTGTCAACTTAACGGCCTGCCCTTGCGTCGGGGTAAAGTTTTTGGCTTCGTCAAGGTATAGGTTCGCAAAGCCCCGTTCCCGGTCAAGCGTTGCGGTGTCTGCAAGGTCGTCGAATAAACCGCCTACCCGTGCAGCGGTGTTCGCTCCGGCAGCGGTTTCGTTGGTTATCGTTAATGCACTCGCTTGGAGTTGCGTTCGTGTTTGTACGCTCATTAGTCAAAAGTTGAGTCAAAAGTGGAATCAAAAACACCCTCATCGGATGCCCCGAAGACGGTGTAAGTAATTGAATTGGCGTAGGTGTTGAATCCTATCGTTGCGGTTTGTATAAATGCCAAGCCCGTTTCAACGACCGCCAAAGCAGCGGCAACCGTGCTATTGGTATCGTAAACTTCAT